AAGAGAAAGCACAGTCTTATAAACCCACAGGGTTCAAGACATTCTACAAGAAGCTGTGTGAACTTAGTGGTAACAATCCACAAGTTGCTATGGCAATCATAGAACAGTCTATGCAGAACAACTACGCAGGAATATTTCCACTTAGAAACAATAATAATAACAACTATGGACGAGAAACAATCACCGACAAGATTAGACGGACTGTTGAAGAAGCCAACGCCTTCAGCCAGCAGCTCACAGACCGCATTGGCAACCAAGCCGACGTTTGTGACGGAGATAACGCAGAGGTATGGTAGCTTTATCCAACTGAGTAATAAGTTCTCGTATGCCAACAAGGGGACGTTTGTACAGGATGCCGTAGCGTGCTTTAGGCGCGAAAGCCCGACACTCGTTCGTATAGACCTTACCTACGGGAAAGGCTCTTCCGCGAACTGGCTATATAACATATTGCAAGGTATGTTTGTGTTTCTTGGGGTTACTAATGACAAGTTCAGCAAAGAGCAGATTTACAACCTTGCTTGCAATATATACGCAAACTACAAGACACTGAAGGTTGTTGAAATCATGCTGTTCGTGTCTCGGTTTGAGTCTGGGAAATACGGAAAGTTCTATGGAGACACATCTTATGCACTTACGGTAGGGGACGCTCTTAATCAGTTTATGGTGGAACGTGAGCACTATTATGCTGACATCGAAAGACAACGAGCAGAAAAGAAAAGAGAAGAAGGAAAACAGAATACTATCTCGTTTGAGGAATACAGGCGCAGAAAAGAAGCCAATGGCGAAAGTGTTTCTGAAACTCTTAGCGAAATGTTTGGCAGTTCAAAATAAAATAACTATATTTGCAAAATTATTCACTTAAAAGTAAACATTATGAAAGCGAAAGAGAAAGTACAGGCGTTAATTAACATTTGTAACGAATGCAATCCAGAGAATGAGACTCTGTTTGCCATCTACGCAACCAAGAAGAAGGGCGACTATTTTGCAGTAGGTGACATGGATTTGGTTCATCGAGGTATATATGAAATACTCAAAAAAGGTATTGCTGGCGAAGAGAACGACCCCAAAACAGTGGTTGCTTGGTCAATTCTTGAGGCTCTGAAAGACCTACAAGATGAGGGTGTTGACATCAATGAACTGCTGACGGCGTTTGATGAGGACGACGAGCAAGAAGACTGCCTTGACTGCGAGCTTTTCAGCAAGTGTCAGAACGAGCGTGCCGAGGCTTGGCGAACAATTCTAAAAACAAACTAAGAAATGACATCTGAATACGAAGAGATTATGGATGGAACACAAGTCGGTGGAACTCACTACGAAAAGATGAAAATCCAGCCCGCAGAGTATATACACGCAAATGGACTTGATTTCTTTGAAGGTAACATAGTTAAGTACGTCACAAGACATCGTTCCAAGAACGGTGCAGAGGACATCAAAAAGGCAATAGACTATTGCAAAATGATACTTAAACTTGATTACGGAATTGACATTGACGCAAAATAAGGCTACGAGAGCGCGTTTCAGCTTGGTTGTGGTGTAGTTGACCGCGCCTTGCAAGAAATGCGCTTATAATGGCTAAAAAGCGGCTTAAATCAAAAATATATGGCTTCGTTCAGCGTGATAGGATTTGTTGAGTGCGTGAAGGTGTTACCAGATTCGTGTATCTTATTCCTTTCGGAGTACAAGAAAGGCTACAAGAAATCAGATGGCACAATAGTAGACGACAAGTATGTTTCTTGGAAAATAATCTACAAAGGTTACTTCATTAAGTATATCACGTCTCACTTCGGCAAAGGGATGCTTGTTGAGGTGAAGGGTGAGGTACTTCCGTATGCCATAGAACATGGGCAGGCTGTTGAAGGAATATCAGTGATAGGGCAAACATGCAATATGTATTCCTATCCACGATACAACGCCAAACAAGAAATTAAGATGATTAAGGACAGTCAGCTTGCAAGCACCGAACGTCCAGACCTCGAATCTTATAACAAACCAGACTTTTAATGTAACGTTACTTATATAATATTATTGTCTAACTTAATTTACGTAAATTATGTCACAAGAAGAAAAAAATCAAAGACTTGGAGGAAAGAATTGCCGTCATGCAAGCAACCGATTCTGAATTATGCGCAGACCTCGAACACTGGAAAAAGGTCGCAGCGGGGCTTAAAGGGCACAACGGACAACTTAAAACGTTGAACCAAGAACTTTCCTGTAAGTTAAGTCAAAAAGCGGATGCTCTTGCGGTTGCAAACGAATCAATCGCCAACTATAGCTCACAACTCAAAAAAGAACATGTAACGCTAAGTGATTACAAGGCTATTGTTGAGTGGTACGACGAGCTTCCTTGGTGGAGAAAGATTTTCACATGGAAGTTGCTGCCAAAGAAGAAAGAATGAAAAAAGAGCCGCTTAGTCCTCACGGATTGGGCGGCTTTTCCTATTGAAAATCTATGTCAGAAAAGTAGCGTTCTATACTGCTGTGGGCGCACCGAGAGTCTGTAGCGGTATCTCGCCGAGAATATACTCGTTTGCACCCCTTTTGAGCTTCACGGTCTTCGGCTCTACCTTGTCGATGGCGACGCAGTGAACCTGTTTGCCGAAATACATGCTCTTTATCCACACATCCGTATTTGTCATGTAGTCTACAAATGAGTCATAAACAGTTTGGGTGTTTATTGTAGAGTTTGCATAACGCTGTCCTACTACAAACACAACCTTTATGCTTACGTTTTCACGAACTATCTGACCGTTGTTCGACGTAATCATAAAGTCCGTTCCTCCGTCAATCCACTGCTCATAATAAACATTTAACGCCTTTCCTTTAGCGTCAAATCCCTCGACAGCAAGAATATTAACACCGTCAAATAGAGTTGTTACATCAGCAAAAGAACCGTTTTCAGTGTTCTTTACGAAATATTTGTTGGTAATCTTCTTTGCCATAGTCTTATAATCTTAATTCTTTGTTAAACACTTTCGGCTCTTTTAGACAGAACTTGCCAAGTTCTACAGTTGCGCTGTCTGAATACTTGTATATTACAACGTCGCAAGTATCGTCGGAATCTTCTATCGTCACCTTTGAGTTGTCGAACAAGTAGATGTGCGGACTGTTGTACCCTTCACAATAGATGTGTACGTCACTGCCGTTGCTTACATATATTGTGCTGCATTTTGTCTGCGGAATAGTAACTGCACAACCACACATCCACATAAGACTTGTTACGTCAGCAGATATGGCAAAATCCTC